TCTCTGTCGGCTGTCTCTTTTCAGAATTAAGCCCTCACGCGCCCAATTAAGGACGCGCCCTCAGCAACATTAAGAATGGCATCCACGGCCGGCCAAAGCCTCCATGAACTCCCAACCACCCTGACCACAGCACACCACTGTTACACACGAAACGGGTTTCAAAACCAGTTTTCCTTCTGGCGGAATAGCTTTAACGCGTCTTCCACGACGCGAACTCACAAGTGGGTGGTCGTTAGAACACCGATCAGAGATCTTGGTTTGGTTGGTTCTTTTCACAAAGCTACTTAGTCCCGCCCCCTTACATATCTCCGATCTGTTGCACCTCAAGGGAGCCTCACACTTCCGAAGCGGCCTCAGCCACAACGATAGCGGATTCTCCCCTCTTGGAATCTCCTTTGTCACTACGCTCGCTGTCATCATTCAAGCGACTAGGAGCCCTTGAGAGAGCCAACTCGCGAGGGTGCTCTTGACAGAGCTGCGACGCCTCGTGGAGTCTCTTCTCGAAGGCTAGTGTCTGCTGCGAAGTCAGCGACTCGCTGCGCGAGCACAGAAAGCCCTTGACCGTCACCCACCAATCGTTTGTGAGTGTGATCTCGCCTTTCCCTCTTTCGATCGAACTCAGCTTCTGAAACAAGTCCCTTCTCGTCGCGAAGTAACTCGTATTCGCCATCGCTGCCGTTCTGATCCACGCGCGGAGTGTCAACTTGTCGAAACTCGGCTCCATCTTTACAATCAACAGGGCCGAGCATCGGTCTTTTCCGCTCTAAAGCGCGATCACCACAACTCAGCGCACCTTCGGCAACTCTGCAGCCAGACAGCATGCCTTGGACATTGTCCTTACTGAATTTGACCACAGAGCCAACTGATGGCGACGTCGTGCTGCTTTGGCTCTGCATTGGTGTCACCATGAGGTTGACATTGGAACTGGCACCAGTGATGGCACAGTCCCAATCCAGGGCAAGCCAGGGAAGCGCTTTTTGCTGTGGCGTGCGATACACAATTGCCCAACCACCTGCCGTCTTCGTATCAGTAGACACGAAACTTTGGCCAAGCCAAACGGGGGCAGCTTCAAGGACAGAAACATCCTCGCTGCTCGCGAAAAAGTTAAATGGGGCAGTGCCAACAGTCAAGGCATCACCAGCAGGCACGATCGAAGTCGCCGCGGCCATATTCCAGGCCACGAGATACCAATTCGAGACTGCAAATGAAACCCTGGCAATGACATCACTGCTACGTTGCATGTCCAGCGCGCCTTCATCCCATGCACCCGTGATCTGCGCCGCGTTGAAATCCAGCACGTTGAAGAATCGTGCCGTCGTAACAAAGCCTGCAGTCGTTGCATTGGGATAGTACGACAGAGAGCCGGGATTGAGCGACAACTCATCATACTTGGGATTCATGAGCGTGCACTCGTACTCAAGCCAAATATCAAAGTAGCGTGACGATGAGGGGACCTGATCAATCAGCAGGTTGAAAATACCCTGCACTGAGAGACGATCATCCGCACCCTGGTCAATGTAGTAACGACCTGGCGCTTGCTTTGTGAGCTTCCACGAAGACTCCTCCCACATGGTGGAGACATGGCCGCCGTGAGAGAACACGACCTGCCGCAAGTCATTCACCGTCTTAGGAATGGAATCATTCGGGTCTATCTCCCAGTAGCCCATAATAGAGCCACTGGTATCAGTCGATGAGGTGGGCTGCGCATGGATGGTCCACTTTCCAGTGAACCTCTCATACAGCCCAGCTTCGCACTTGAGAACAGCCGCATTCAGCATGCGCGGATTCGCGACAAACTGATAGAGCAAATCCCCAGACGCATCGGACGTTGCCACAAACACTTGCGTCAGGAAATCCTTACCAGTAATGGACCGGTTCCCATTCGCGTGTGTCTTTTCCTTGCGGTAAGCCACGTGCGGCTTCCTCACCACTCCCGTGCCCACAGTATGGACACCTGGCACAGATGAGATCTGCCGTTCCGAAGATGTAACAGACGAGCCGGCAACGTTTCGCCGCGCAGCTGCTTTGCTACCAGTGGTCGTTCCACCAACGTAGGGCTCGAGAGAATGCTGCCTGGACGGGTGCTTGCCACGCTTGACAGCTGGGGCACTAAGGGGTCGGATAGCTCGCATAGGCTGCCCTCCGTACCCCGTGGTGTTCCAGTAGTCATCGTGCCCAAGCGCTCTGTACAGGGGATATCCGGTGGCAAGGGCGCCCTTTGCGATCGCTTGGACCGCTCCAGGAGCGCGCTTCCCATCTTCACCTTTCTGCTTGACAACTCGATCAAGATCTCCGGCAAATTGCTTGAGCTTGCGGCGCTCTCGCATCTTACCTTCATCGAAATTTCGCTTCTTGGGTTTCGATTTCCCATTGGACTTGTGCTCACGGCTCATATCGCGCTAACACGCGATAACGGCCTAGTCATAGGCTGTATGGAGACGCTTGTGATAGTCGCGGGAGCGCACCTTCTCAGGAGCCAATTTGATGAGGTTCGCCCGGAAGACGTTCCACCAATCAATTTTCTCCTTCCAGATTCCACGCTCGACCGCGACGTCCGCAAATGCAAAGTAGATCATAAGGGAACTTAACGAGTCGGCCAAAGCCAATTTGTCTTTCCTCGAATTCCACCGCCTGCAGAGCACATTTTTGGTCGGGTCGGCCGGAACGGCTACCCACGTGCCATCGATGTTGAGATAGCGCATCGAACAGAACGTTGCCTCCTCCATGGGCGAGATGCGTACTTCCTTAAAAAGTTTTCCAGCATCAACCGCCACTTCACGAAGCTCGTCCTCAGTAAGATCGCCCAATCGGCCAGTATTGTCATCACCAGCGCACGCATGCGCGTACTTCTTGTGATCATAACTGCCATGTTTCCTCAGCACCGTGCGTACTCTCAACAAAGAATTGATCTTCGAATTTCCGCTGTAAGTGATCAGCAGTCCACTCGGCATAATGCCAGGAGTCTCTTGCTGCCACACGACACCATCCGTAAAGATGACTTTCTTGAGCTTGACGCTTGCGTACACAGCCCTAACCAGCCTCTCAAACAGACCATTGCCCCAGTCCAAGCACAAAGCCTCCATCATTTTGAAGTCCAGATCAAACTCCTCAGCGGTGAACGTGAAGTCCCACGCACTAAAGTCACTGGTCGACATCCTGTCGGAAGCAATGTTTTGGATAAGGCGATCAGCCATGCCATTGGCGATGCCTCGAAGGTGGATCGGGTGCGTAAACGCAGCCTTCTCCTCCGCCTCGAGCCTGTTGCCCCACACGATCTGATGGATGATGCGATCAACGAGCGAAATGCTCCAAATTAACCGCCATCGTCCTTTTTGCGCCTTCTCAATCTTGATCGGCTCGTCCTTGATGAAAATTCTGATCAA